TCTTAATTCTACAGAAAGACCATAGATATTTACATCAGTATAAATTGTAGGTAACAATTGTATTGCACTATTCTGGTATCCAACTAATAATAGATATAAGGTATTTGTATTTGCGACCTGACTTACCGCATATAACGCATATCTTTTATCTGCAACAATGGATTCACTAGTACCTTCGATAATTTTTACAATTTGATTTAATGAAAGTTGTCCTGCAGATAATGCTACATTAGCATCAGCTAACGTCTGATATTGTGCAGTTGGAATTGCATTGGTGTACCCAGAGGCATACCAGTTAGTGTAAGTCCAGTAATTATCAGTTGATACCTTAGCATTCCAATCTGGATTTATGTCTCGGATAGGAATTTGTATCAATAACGAATTTGCAGCTTGGTATAAAATTTTTCTTGCTTGCAATAAATTCACAAACATACCCTGACGTGGTCTAAATTCTACACCATACTTTTCCCCGATGCTTAATAAAGGATCAGGTACTGGTAAAATTTGCCCATACAACGGTGTTGTCGTAGAAGTAGCATCATCCCACGGTGCAATATCCCAACCATAAAGATCCCATGGAAGATAATTAGCGACATCGATACTTGGACCATATTCCTGTAAAACAGGAACTGTTGTGTTAATTACACCATCCCAAGGTGTGATATCCCAATTAAAATAACCCCATGGTGCTACATCTGCAGGAATAATCAATGGGGCATTTGTATTAGGCAATACATCAGTATAACCACAAATGCTATCGACAAATTTATTCCAATAAGGTAATGGAATAATAGATTCTGAATCACCTTCTCTATAAAAGCCCCATTGAGTATGTTTAGGATCATCCCTTTCAGAGGTTCTATATTGTACCTGAACATTATTTCCTTGGAAGGCAAGCACATTCTGAACATTATAGAACATATATGAATTGTTTATATCTGTCTGTTGTATAGGTGTGAAAAATTCATAATTTTGAGTAGTAGGACTAGTCAACAATGACGATACCTGAATTGCAGGTAAAGTTCTATTTTGTAAGTTAGGTTGATCGGTAGTATTCAACACCCAGAAATAATATGTGGTTACAAAAATATTCGTAAGGGAATTAAATGTGGTAATTTGTACCGAATCTGTTAATGAACGTGGAGTACCAGTCCCATTATATAAACTTGGAGGTACAGGACTTGCTACCCATTCGTAAATGTCAATAGTAGAGCCTGGGAATAATTGTCCCCAATAATCTCTTCTATAAATTAAATTATCATTTTCAGTTTCAGAGCCATCTAATGCAATTGGCTGTTCATAATAAAAATATCGACAATTAGTGTAATCCCACCATAATTGCCCAACCTGTTTTGGCCCAAATGTAACATTTGGACTATAAAGTCGTGGATCCGATGTAATATTATATCTTGCTGGATCTTGATAAGATCTATAGGTAATATTTTGTGCTGCAAGATTAGGTAAAATTCCTTTAAAAGGATCATATACCGGTAATAAAACTATCTCCTGACTACTATTTTGATAAATCTGTGCATTTTGGAATAATTTTGTATTAATCAATTCTGCTTGTTCTCTGAACAGAACAGGCATTCTATATTGGTTAATTGTATATACTCCCCATTTTCCATTTGGATCAGTATCGATCCAAATTTTATCACCATTATCTACATAGTATGGTAAACTCGTAGGGATCGTAGGCATTCTCATTTGCTTGAATAATAATAATTCATCAATCATTGCATAATTTGCAATATCAGTTGCAGTGATTGGAACACCGTTATTATCAAGTAAATTGTAATCCTGCCATGTTATGGAAACCTGATACGTAATCGATATTGGACCTTCATCAGATCCATATGGATAATTTGGGTCTCCAAAATAAACCAAATCAGTTATCTGACTTAATTCCACTCTTGGACCAAGAGAAGTCACTACTGCAAGATAGTTACTTGTAGGTGTATTAATACCATCGCCGGTAATTTGTAATGCTATATATTCAAAATCATTATCGTTAATCGGATTTTCATCTATAACACTTAAGATCAATTGATTCGAATTATTAGCATAAATTTCAAATCCTTGATCATATAAAGTAACATAATTATTAGCAAGTGGAGCTGTAGAGAAAGTTACTGCTGCGGTTGAATCGTATCCGCTACCGCCGTTCACTATTGTAACAGACGTCACTGCACCAGATGCGTTTATATTAGCTGTTCCAACTGCACCAAAACCTGCACCACCAGAAATAGTCACAGAAGGCGGCGTTACATATTGAGTTCCACCACTTACTATATTAACCGATTGGATAGCACAAGATACTGTTGCATCCGCTGTTGCAGTTACTGGGGCTATTGCAGGAGCAGTAAATGTTACGGTTGGTGCAGAAGTATATCCGGTGCCCGGAACTAAATTAGTAATGCCGATGACAATTCCGTTTGCGACAATTGCTGTTGCTGATGCTCCAGTACCGGCACCAGTAAACGACACTGAAGGTGGAGTCGAATAAAAATGCCCACCATTTGTAATATTTACACCAGTTATAGCACCTCCCGAAACAGTAGCAACACCTGTGGCTGTAACTGATGATGGTGGGGAACTTAAACTAACCGTTGCAGTAGTATAACCAGTCCCATTATTGGTGATGGTAAATCCAGTTACCACACCATTAGAAAGTAATGCCGTGGCTGCGGCACTTGTTCCATCACCAGTAATCGTAACAGTCGGTGATACAAGGTATCCGCTACCACCGTTAGTCACTGTAATATTAGAAATTGTACCTCCGGCAAGGGTAATTGTACCTGTTGCAGGAAGTGGGAACGTAATACCATCCCAATGTTGTTGTTCATCTTCGTAAGGTGGATTTTGTAAATAAACATCCCAACTACTTTCGGGGACCACAGAATCATAAGAAACTAACTTATATATATCCCAATCACCATTTGAATCGTTATCCAGCCATACAGTATCACCTTGTGCAGGATTTAAGGATGTGCTACCCCAATTTGCATAAGTTTGAGGTATATTAAATGTTAACCAATCAACATCGTTTACGTTAGCATATCCTGCATTTGGAATATTATAATAAATGTTCTTTGTTGTAGGAAATACCAAAGTATATTCTGGATCTGGTGGTCTAACTGTCCATATATCTGTTTCATCAATGTCAATGTCAATGATATTATCCATTGGTGTCATTGTCTGTATTTCGCCTTGATATACAGAATAAAGAGCGTCAAGATTTGTTGCAATCGGCTGACCGGATATTGGATTTATTCCAGGAATGATAGTGACTCCTGGATTAATAATATATCCATATCCTGGATCAGAAATATCAACTCTTGCTATAACTCCTGTTGTCGGATTAAGAATTGCATATGCCTGAGCTTGTCTTGTTGGTTTCAACGGATCTAAAGAAACTCCGGTTGGTGGATCAATAACAAGCTTTGGAGGAGTTGAATATATATTTTGTGCATTCAGAATATTAACACTCTGAACAAAACCTAGCTTACTTGGTACATAATTTAGTCGTGCAATTACTGCCTGTCCAGAATTTTGTTCTGGTTCAAGAATAAATTCTGTACTAACTTGATCAATAGTATTACCGAAATTACCTAATTTTAATGCCCACTCTTCATAGACTGTTATTTGTTCCGTTGTGGCACTAGTAATATTATTACCGACAACTCTACTATCTCTAAATAGCTTGTTGAAAGATTGTATTGTACCTTTTTGTCTAATCATACCCTGATAGAAAAGATACTGAGTATTATCACTCATTTCTAAATTACTAAGGTACGACTGATTTTGATAACCAATGAGATGTCTACCTAATTCTTCTGCGCTAGGATTATCAATTACGACATTCGGATCATAGAAATACTTAATATCATTAACCAATGTATCATAGTTAGGAAGTAATTCGTTACCAAGGATTAAATAGCCTGGTGCTTCCATTTTACCAAACCAATTTTTACTTCTGAATCCGTTGAAAGTTAATCTTTCTTGTCTTGCACGGTACAATGGATCATAGATAATATCACCAAAACTAGTAATATTATCGAATATAAGAATATGTTCTGTTTCGGACGCACTAACTTGTAGATAGAATATTCCACCACTTTCTAAATTCTGTGGAGTAACCGAAATTATTTGATTATTTCTTTCTACTATAACATCGGCCGGTTGAATTGCAACACCATACTTATCTAAGATGCTATAAACACCATTTGAAATTTTTTCAATATTATCTGGATATCCTGCAGCAACCTGAATAGAAGCCAAATTGGCAATTGGGCTCAATTGTATTGTAGCATCTGGTGCCCAGCTTGTATTCAACCAGAACAAGAATTGTTTAGCAGAATATAACCAATCACTAACCTGTGATGTAGAAGGATTTACTAACGTAAAATTCCAACCTTGAGAACTTAAATAATCGCCCCAACCAATAAGAAAATCAAATACTTCCTGCACTGATGCAAAATTTGTACCATATGGTATAGTTTCAAGTGTGGTTGTAGGAACAGGATAATATGTAACTGAAACACCATCAATAATAGGAAGTCCTTTTAATTTAATCCATTGTGTAGGATCAAATGATTGGACATTAGTTTGTGTGTAAACAGTTTGATAATATATTCCGTTATATCTTACAATTGTTCCAGCAGAATACGATGATCCAGTTTGGAAAGGAATCCATGCTGCCGGAGTACCACCGATAATTATTTGCTGAGAATTTACTAATTGTCGAGTAAAAATAGTAAATTGTGGATTTAATAAATCATAACCATAAACCGTAAATGTACCATTTGCTTCTGCTCGAATAATTACTCCACTATACGAATATGTGGCGATAGGTTGTCCAACATGCAAATCTACTTCGTAATTAGTCGATGGGACTGAAAGTGATGTATTTGTGGCACCGGGTGTCACTGACTGAATATAAACATTTGCAGTAGTTTGATTTGTAAATCCACCAAATTTATTAGCTAGATTTACATCTAAGGTTCTTACCTTGGTACCAAAACTTTGAGTAATATCCTGACCTAAGAAAAGAAGATAATCACTAATCCAGCATTGATAACCAAATCTTATTGTTATTGCCTGATTTGGTAATGATTCTGCATGAACTATTTGATCGCTATTCTTTGGGCGCATCCATAAGAAATATGGGTCGCCAGAACCAATTGCCTGATTATTAAAATAATCATCTACTTGGACATAAAAATCATAAGGTAGATATTCATCATTCTGAACATATTGATTAGACGGCGAATATTCTGTTCCTAGTGTGTCGAAATAAAATTCTCCATACGGCGCAGGATTCATTAAATATAAAAATTCATTTGTGCTATATGGATAATCCGAGCTATTATACCAGGCCTGTTCAACCGGACTACCGTCACCATAGATCCATGGATCTGTAAATCCATCAAATGGATTATAATTATCAGCAACTGCAACATTAAATATTTCTGGAACTGTTCTTAAATGTTGACTTGAGTCTACCGGTATAATAGTTGATAAACCTGGTCGAGCCCATAACGAATTAGGCAATGGATTACCAGTCTCTGGATCAAATGTCGCTCTGTTACCTTGTCTAATAATACCTGCTTCTAAATCGCTCCAAAGATTTGTATTGTTAGATCCCCAGGCTCCATTAGCACCATATTGAGATACCCACCATGTTGGTTCTTGAGAAAAACCAAGCATCTCCCAAGGAGCAATATTTGGATAAACAGTATCGTAGTAATATTCAAAAATTCCTTTCCAATTACCTGGAAGATTTAATGGTTGCAAAGTTGTGGCATTTATCGCCTTTGTATAATTCCATAACATCCATTGATTCTGTGAAGAAACTGTAGGAGAAAATGTACTGTATTCATTTAATCGATAGTTTGCATTATATTTTGATGACCATTTATTTAAATATGATTGAGTAATATCTAAATACTCAGTCCTTGAATACCTTGTTTTTCGATAGAATCCGGGTTTAACTATTTCTAATGGTAAAGGAATATTATAATCAGTTCTAAATTTACTTTGAATTCCATTGTATATTCTTTTTTCTAATTCTAATAATAATTGATCGGTGTAATCCCCTCGTGCAACAGTCTTCGATCCATCATGCCCAATAATAACAGATACAGGAATAGCATAACTATTATCTGTTACAATTTGTGGAACGTATGACATATACGAACCCACTTTACTTGGTGTAGATGGAACATATGTTGGCGCCGGATTTTCGTAGAAATTTACTGTAATATTATCTCCTGGAATTGCATTACCGGGACCGGGATAAAATACTACAGTAATCGGTGATAATGGTGTTATCTGAATTAAATTATAATCAACTCCAATAACTAATAATTGTTCGGAACCAGCAGTAGTTCTAGAAGTATCATATATAAAAATTGTATTTTCTGGTTTTGAAATATCTATTTGATTTTGTAATTGTATCGTTAATGTCTGATTTGGATTACTTGGATCAATTGCGGGTACAACACTATTTTCGGTTGCGTAAACATTTCCAGATGCAACCATATAAGAATATGCAAAGGCATTAGAGAACTCTTTTGCAATATTAATAGTTTGAAAAATTTCATCTACCCAATCACTAATTACCACTGTATTGTTAAAAACAGATGCAGGTGTAAATTTTTGATTTACCAATTGCTGTGCTGTACGAAGGTATTTTACTTTAAATTTAACATATTCATTTTCACTAAATCTAATAGCATTAATAATATCCAAGTCATCAGACGATGATATCAACATTGTTTTCAACAATGGTGCTTTATTTTGTAATATGAATGTGCCTAACGAAAGATTCTTATAGGTATCTCTATAATTATTATCACCACCAAATGCAATTCCTTGAAAACCAACTTGATTTCCAATAATAGATGAAAATTGTGGACTAAGATTGCTTCCAGAAGTTCTAAATATTTCTTCTTGATCCGGATTAGCTTCCAATTGTTGGGGGATTTCAAAATACCCAGATGCAGCAGGATCAAGTAAATCCCATGTGTATGTGAATAGTTCAACTACTGGATTTGATTGATTGGCATAAGTTATATTCCAATTTTCTAAATAAGTTGATAGATCTACATACAGTGCCGAATTAAAACTAACGATAGAATATTGTGCAGAAGTTAATTCAGTTCCATTTACAGCTACAATTAAATCAGGACAACCATCCTCGTATCCATATGGGGTAACACTAAGTTGAAATTGTAAAATATTGTTGACTGTGGTATTTGTTTGCGGACCAACTGCATTATATCCAACAACATATCTATCAACTACTCTCTGCTTACTATTATAGACAGGCGAAACTGTTGAGCAACTACCTGTTGTAATAGGTGTAGGTGTATATAAATTCCATGAATTTCCATAAATTGTTGGAAATCCTGGAAATCCATTTTCCTTATAGTAATAGTAACCGGAGATAGGTAAAGCACCATATTGATATGTATACCTATCAAGAATTAAATTATTATCAAAAATAATATCAGATGCCTGACCTAAAGAAGTATAAAGGATTGGGAAACCTAATACTGGATCAACTAATGCACCGGGCTCGGTATTTTCTTCATACGAAAATATTTTATTACCACCGAAATTATTATTTGGATAAACGTTCTGATCATTTAATGGTACATAATTATGATCATATAATTGAAATAACGGTGGTTGATTAGATTCAAATTTATCATTTGTAACTTCCTGCCATGCACCACTCTGATAATACCAAGTTGATCCACCCAAAGGCTGATTATTTAAGGCAGAACCTTCAGAAATGAATACAATGTCACCATTTACAACAGGGGTCGTTATATCGGTATATGGTAAGAATAATACAATACTACCAAAAAGAATATTAACTTGGTAGATGAATTGATTTACAGGTACATTAATAAAAACAGTAGCATCCCATTCTCCTTGAATTATCAATTGACCGGTTATTGGATCAATTGATATACCAGAAGGTAAAGATGATGGATTTAATTGTGTAATATCATTAGTTTCAATAAAATAATCCCATGCAGAACGATCCCAATTGTTCGAATCAATGGTAAGTTCTGTAGTATCATTGAAGAATGCAACTAAATCACCATTTTTCAGACTTGAGCCAAGTTCCTGATTTATGGTTGTTAATTGACCATACTGATAATCTATTAATCTAATAGGAGTATTGTTAACAGGACTGTTTGTGTATGCATATTCTAATGTATTAAGGAATTGTGTTCCTGCGCCAAATAATTGTAAATTTGCATTAAATTGAATAATTGGTCTTAGTGCTCTAATAGCAGTAGATGGGAACACCGAACCAGTTAATGCAATAGTTTCTGTAATTACATCAATATGGTACCATTTATTGGTACGCGACCACGCATTTCTATCAAGCGCACCACGTTCAATTGTAATATAATCACCGGTTGTCGGAACTGCTTCGACATCCCAGGGAAGCTGATCCCAATTAGAGTTGTTTATAATTCTTCCAGTTGACAGTTGAAATGTACCGTCCCAAGGAAGAAATTCATATTCCTCATTAGAAATAAAACTTGGGTAATCTGGAACAAGAGTTATGCCGACTCCGTTGCCTATAAATTCTACAGTATGAGGAACTTGATAACCGTTTGTATCTTGTGGTAATTGTATTCTCATACCATTAGATAAAGTTAGATTAGGCGGTATTGCAGTCGATGGAGTAGTATATGCCTGTTTTCCTAAAATATCAGCAGATGTGATAGCTGGACCAGTTCCTCCAGTTATAGTAATTACTGAAAGACCCTGATTGATCCAATAATAATTCTGATAGTTAACAAACATATCGGGATCAATAGGAGGACACCAGCTATAATATTCAGATGCAAATAATCTATCTTGATTTAATGTATTTCCGCCGTAATAATTAATTTCGTTTAATAGATCTTCATAAAAGAAAATATTATCTTTAACATTATTGCTATCTCTAGCATAGGCAGTAGGTTCTAATTGCCAGAATGTTCTATTTTTGGTAGGTTCCGGAACATAATAATCACTCACTGGATCAAATTGCCCACCATTGCGTCTACCTAAATAGGCATAAAGCAACTCGTTATCTGCTTTAGAGAAAGCCTGATTAAATGTGGCATCAAAAAATTTCTTCTCAGTTGTAGTTTGAAAAACTGATGGTAAAAATTTAATGAAATTATTTAAATTTGAATTGTTGATTTGATTTGGCATCTTATTCCTATAGATAGATCCATTCTGGATAATTTTCAGATTTTAAACGTTTTATAACTGTAAATCTTGAAAATCCTGTTTGAGCGATGGCATCTTTTACACTTTCATATATTACATTATTTATCGACACTCTTTTAGATAAATTTTTCTTATGTTCGACAGTTCTTTCTTTTCCTTTTAATGCAATTGATATATTTTTCTTTGCTTCATTTGTATGGAATTTTCCAGCCATTCCTTTATGATTATTTTTAATTTTTTCTTTAACTTCATTTGACCAATTTAATCCTAAATTCCACGGAATTTGTCCTTTATGACCTTTAGATAAATTTTTACAATGTTCATCTGATCTAATTTTACCTTTGAGCGCTAAAGAAATTTTTTCTCTTTCTGTCTCGGTCTTAATGCATCCCGATGATCCATCGCCACCTTCAGTTTTATTTCGAAGAATACCGGTACCTAAATCTTTTCTACCCCACCAGCGAATTAATCTTCTTTCTAGTGCAAATGCTCCGATTTCTGTTAAATTGGTTTCAAGAATTACTATTCTTGATTTATCTTTTGGTGTATGAACGCCCTTATTGTTACGGCGGTGATTTATATAGGCTCGGTTATTACTTCCCTTACCTATATAATAGGGTGTAAAATCTGAATCTCGAAGATAAGCATAAACATAAAACATTTTAGATGCGAAGATTTTGTTCAGTAAGATTTGCCACAATAGTTACATTATTCACCGTGGCAGTAGATAAAAATAATTCATTTGGAGCTGAAATAATTTCAAATAAATCACCAAATGAAGCGTTTGAATTAGTTGGGACTATTACAACAGAACTTATCACTCTTATAAGTTGTTGATGAATAAATGCGCCTAATTCAGTGTAATAAAAAGTTTCTCCAAAATCCCAATTTCTAATATCAAAATATGTATCAATGGCCTGTATTACCATTGTTTTAACTTCATTATCGCTCACTGTAGTTGTTGGTGATTTAACTACTAAGAAATTAGCTTGTAATTCTGAGGCTGCCTGTGTTCCAAATAGTAATTTGAATGATCCTGAATTCCATACTATTGCATCTGACACCATTTTATAATCATCGAGTGTACTAAAATTAGTTCTTAATTCTTCGGTGGTAGGTGGAATAGGCATCGTAGATAACGATCCATTCTGACTCTTCCATACCAACACATCCTGATAATAGGAATCTACAAGAACAATCATATCTATAATATTTGATGGCGCTGGATCAACTCTTTGATCAATTGGAGAATAATGACTCCATTTAAAATACAAAGGTTGTTGATTCATTACAGGTACATTTTCATTTTGAGTAAATACTTTACCGTTTTTATCATAATGCTTTGTATCATTTTGAGCAATTATTGTTTGTCCGGTAGGATAAAAATTAATATCGCTTGTTGGACTAAATGATAATGATTTATATACGCCATAACCAGGAGGATAAACAGTTCCATTTCCGTCTGTATAAATTAGATAAGACAAATTTAGAAAATATGTATTCAGTATAGATTGTTTATTCTGGACAAGTTGAGTATTTGCTAGCCATGGGTAGGCTGTTAAATCAGCAGGAGTAGGTCCATTAAAGAATGCAGTTAACTGATTTGCAATTGTTACCGGATATAAATTTGTAACAAATTCTAATTGGGTATCATTATTGACGAACAATAAATCAACTTGATCCATGTATAAAATATTTCCAGTAAAGCTAGAAGGTACTAATGGATTAGCATAAGTGGGACTATCAGAAATAAACGGAGGTCCATAAAGCTGAGTGGGATCATCAGGATTTACTGGAAAATGAAGATATAAAGGTGTTGTTGTTTCGGAGAAAGTTTGTCCCCATTTTGCCAGCCATGGGCGCGAAGCTTCATATCCGGTAATCTCATCGGAATAAAATTCAAAAACAATTCTATCAGTTAAACTTACAATTCTATCAAAACCCTCTGGATCATCTGGTGTATTATCTCCATTAGAATCTACTAATGATACCTGTACTTTCGAATTATCTTGATATCCATCATCTTGCGTAAATATACCAGAAATATTAAAATTCACTGGCACCTCTAAGAAATTCTTCTGGTCGTTTGGTACACCCGGAATTAGATTAGAATTTACACTTCCCGGATTATTATTATCAACTAGATAATTTGTATTCACATATGGCATAATTTCTATTGTATCTTGTAATGCTAATCCAGTCGAATTGTCAATCACTACTTGGTTTGGTTCCCAATAGAATCTTACATCTCTGTAAGATTCGAAAATAAATACTCTCCCTCTTGTTGTAATACTAAAGGTTGTTGTTCCTGTCTGGCTTGATGCATTAATTTGAACATAAAGCAACCAAGAATAAGGATTAGTTGCAAAAGTTGAATAAATTGATCCCGGTGGTGGAGCAGGATAAACAAATGGTTGCGAATTTAGAGAAGATGCACTTCCAGAAATAACTGTTGTAGAAACCCCCCATGCGTCATTAATAAGATCATAATATAACCAAAATGAGACATTGTTATTGATGGCATTTGTAACTGCGGTAATTTCGGCAGAATTTAATTCTGTTCTAAATACAGGATACACAGTAATTGCTTCATTTAGATTTTGAACTTCGATACCTAATTCGACTGGGCCAATATTAGACACTGACGGAGATAATGGTTCACCATTTTGAATAACACTAACTACTGGTGCTGTTACCAAAGTTGTATAGTCAGGAGTCCATACTCCTCCGATCAGGCTAGAATTTGCAAAAGTAACAGTTGATCCTGTTTTTATAAAACTCCAGGATTGAAAATTAGATGAACTTGCCAACAGAACCGGATTACCTACAGTATCAATGAAATACCCGGTAGTATTTCTAAATTTATTAGGACTAGTTTTCCAGAAAATTGGTAATCCATTATTTGGATTTGTTAGATCCAATAATGAATACCCTGTAGGAGCAGTAGGGGAAGGATTTACTCTAACTTTTGATTCAAATTGTGGAAGATACTCATCAGTAAAAAATGTTAATAAATTCGGATCTTGCAATTGATTTTGAATTTGATTAAAGACTAATAAATCAATATTCCCGGTATTTGATCCATCCTCGACAACAGTAGATAATAATTCTTGATTATCTCGATAAAGAGCACCATCTTGTCCAAAAATTAATAAATCTCTATGAAATCCAGTTGGATCAGTTGGATCGATATAACGGCTTTGTCCACTATAGGTTCTATTAATTGCTTGCAATTTATCAATTTGGTTACCATAAATTAATGGAAGCGTATTATAATCTGCTCCATTAACCATTCTATCTTGTGTTGAAAATATAGCAGGAGCACGCTGTCTTATCTGATCATTTGTTTCGCTTGGAGCCCCATTAGAAACAGTATATTCAAGATTGAATGTAATCGTTAAATTATATGTCTGATTGTCGGCACCAAAATATGGAATTGTAATTTGTAATCCCTGGGCATTTTCCGGGCGAATTGTTACATATTGATTAGCACTTGTTCTTAACCAAAATCTAAATAATCCTGTAGGTACATTACCAAAGTTTCCATCTGGAAATTGTATGGTTACAGTATCGTTAACACCACTGATAACATCAAAGATATTTCTTTGACCGTATTGAATACTATTATAGATAATATTTTGGCCAGCCAATTGAGGAACTTGAACCCATTGGGTTAAAACATTACCTTGATCATCTGTTTCCTGAACATATACATCAGTATTATTGATATTTTGATTTGATACAGGAAATAATCTGTTCGGTTCAGGAAATGCAAAATTTGTATCAATATTGAATAAAGATCCTTGCTTAAAATAGAAGAAGAATCCAGTATTATTTGAACTAACGCCAAGGCTATCATTTTGATAAATGAAATTCATGGCGTTATTTGGATCTGGTGGTAATTCACTGAATGATAAACTATTAAAAGTAGGATTTACAATATCAATTGGAAATGTTTGCCCATTAATAGTTATGTTCACCGGATAGGTAATATTCTGTTTCAATACATTGTTTAACGTATAGAGATCAGTAGGTATTGATCCCACTACTCCGGATAATGATGGTCTTCCGAATGGATTAGTAGGATTAAACGCTTGATTTAACACTTGAATAAATTGGTCAAACCAATCAGGATTATTTGGATCATTCCAGAAAATTTGTGTATTACTGATTTGATTTCCGCTAGTATCTAATGTCGGTTGAGTAGTTGATACTGCTGAAAACTTAAATAAACCATTTGCAGCTATATTTCTACTTGGAACATAATTAACCATTCGTGCGAGACGAATAATACTTTCTCTACGCTCTGCAGTATCAATAAAATTTTCACGGCTGTTTAAATCGCTTCTGAATGCTAAACTAGTACCTAAATATGCAATTAATTCAATGATTGCAATAAATTCCGAGCTCTCAACATAATCATTAAAATCTTCTGGATAATAGGTTTGAATATAGTTTATTAATGCCTGCTTTAAAGTATCAAAATCATATGCAGTATAATCTATAAAAGAATATGCCTGAAAAATAAATTGATAATCTTCTCCGGCGAATAGATTGCTAACTCTGACCGATTCACTCATTGTGATACTCCATGGTAATTAAAAGGACCATATTAAAATGAATCCTGTGATTGTGCAGTAAAGGTGACAAATAAATCTTGTTGTTGACTTTCGGGTAAAAAATTTAAAGTCATAAGAATAGTTATCGCTTGATCTTTTTCATATATGCTAATATTAACCAATTCTACTCTTGGCTCCGACTGTATTACTCTAATAGCATCTTCTATAATTGCATTTTCTGTAATAGTATCAAACGGGTCCATTAATAATAATGGAATATTTGATCCAAATGATGGCAACATAACTCTTTCGCCGGGAATTGTGTAAAATTGATTTAAAATATCTCTTTTTATCAAATCGATATTCGTGAGACTAAACGGTGGCTGAACATTATCGACCGTATTAAATCCCACAAAGTAGGGAGGTGGTGTTATTAAATTGGTTTGTACTGTTCCTGGATTAGGCATATAATTTTCTCGTTTTTGTTATTTATCAAGAAAATTATATACCTATTTTATCTTATGATTTACCAGCAGCTAAACACCAATTGAGTGGATCTGTGCCTGTTGTAATCATTTGTACTATTCTTGGTCCTCTTTGTCCTACTTGTTTGTACCAAGCCGAATTAGTAAGTTGAGCGCCGGCCTCTGTATAGTTTCCTGCTTTCATTGCGGCCAAGAACATAGGAAATTTTGCTAATCCTCCCTGGCCAAGATTATAAGTTAAATCTGCCAATGCTCTTTTTCTTACATCATTTAATGAACCCCAGACAGATAATCCAATTAACGTCTGGGCACCTTTTATTGCAATTCCAATATCATTTTGAAACCATTGTGTCACTACAGATTCAGGAATAGCTGTAGGAACAGGATATTGAGCAATTTCGGTTGGCTTAGTTAATAGATGTCCTATGCCACCGGTTGCCAATCCTCTGCTATCTAAATAAGAAGTATATTTAACTCCTTCATTCACACTAAGTTGGCATTGAAGTGTTGCAAGATTTATATCGGTTGAGGTTGCATTTGCATCCGGTCCGTCACCTTTTACACTTGTATTTGTTGTTGCTGGTGTATTATCATCTGGTGGTGCTGTCATATTTGTATTACCCGGTCCCCCCGAGCCTCCGTAATTTAAATCACTTTTAGTAATTATAGGTGTATATCCTGCAATAGTTGTTAATGTAAAACTTGGATTTTCAGGACATGGTTCAAATGTTGCTAATCTACTTACAGTAGTTTGAAGGGCTTCAGCATCTCTTACAAATTTATCAATTGGAACAAATAATTGCCAATATTTGACATTAAATGTAGCCATTGCAGGCACCGATCGTGTAGCTTCATAGGTTGTGCTATTATTTATTACAATGGAACCAACCGGATAGGCAACATTAGCCTGCCATTGTTGATATGTAATTGACGTTTTCCATGTAGGTAAAATATTAATTTTATCATTCAATGGTTTTATTTCTGCAGGTGATGCTTCACCTGCAGATTGAGCACCATCTGGAGAACCTGGCTTTGCTGGAGTATTAACCGATCCGGCATTAAAATCAATGGTGCCGCCTTCGGCGATAATTGTTGCTCCACCGCCATTTATTCCAACAGTTGTACCACTTAGAATAATAGTAGGAGAACCAACTTGAAAACTTGACCCGCCATTTATTAAAATATCAGCATCAGAATTAAGATTAAAATTTGATTGTGAACATAAAGTTAATGCACCTTGGGCTGATATACTGATATCGGACCCAGATCCCATTCTAATCTTACTGCTTGCTGCGATATCCAGAGCACCACCAGTTGTTAATTTTATACCTTTGTTAGAATTAAAATCTTGACCACCAGTATTTGTGGTAACAGCCAACGAATTATTAGCAAGAATTTCTAAATTATTATCTACAATAGTAATGAAGGCATTATTTTTTATAGTGGTATGTAAATCATTAAGGGCTTGTATAACAATATTTCCACCTTCACCCTGTCCTTCTCCCTCATATGACCAATACGGAATAGTTTTTGTGATATTTGCACCATTTACATCATATGTAAATTGAGTGGTAGTTTGAGTAGTATCGGCTGCTGCTTTTATAAAAACATTTTGTCCTGCTTCAATATTAATATTTCTGTCTGCTCTAAAATTAATATCTTTCTGGGCCCTCATAGAAATATTTGTTGCTCCAAAAATATCAATATTTCCGGCTTGATCCATTTGTATCCAAGCAGTACCATCACGATTAATTAAAAAGATAAATCCATTAGTTTCATCTATTTTTATCTGGGCTCCGGTCTTAGTCGATAATTGAATATATTCACTACCAACTCCATCATCCATTACAAAAGAACTACCGCCCATTCTTCTTGCAGTAGTGGTACCCTGTTGAAGTGGTCCAGGAGTTAATATTCCATAAACTTGAGAAGGTGCTTCTCTTCGGGCTGTAGTTCCCGTAATTCCTCTTACTGGATCAGTAATTAAGCCTTGATTTCCTAATCCCTTAAATTTTGTTTTTTCATAGGGGCGTCTAACTGATTGTGGATTTGTTACTGTTGCATCCCATTTGTTATATTCTGCTAATGGTACTGCATATCCTGTAGAAGTATTAGTTGCACCATATTGATAATTATTTGTTGATGCGGCCATTGCCGGAATCATTTCATTCATATATTGCTGATACAACGAACCTATCCAAATTGCCTTTGATGGATCACCATTAATAAACATTATCAGGACTTGATTTTCTAAATCTGGTGGTATCATCCACATGCCATACGAAGTTTGTGTACCTTCAAAAGACTGTACGTTATTATTATCTTCGAGATTAGGATTAGTAGCTCCTGCAAAAGGAGAACAATAGCTTGCAGTAATCCAGCTTTCAACATTGTCCGGTGCTGAGCCAAATTCGGGTATCCAGACTTTTAATCTTCCCATTAATTGAACATCTGTGTTGTCTTTAACAAAGCCAGAAAAAACACCAAACAGGGTAGTAATTCTACCCGGAGTTCTAAAATCTGTACCCTTTAATGGTTTATTATTTCTTGCGTAAATATCTGTCATTTCTTACCTTGTGCTGCCTTTAATATGGAGGTCTGTAAAATATTATTTAAACTGGATGTAGATGGCAATCCTGGAATGCTGCTTAATCCAAAGGTCGAACTACCAATTGTATTCACTGTATTTGTATCTATGCCGGGAAGGCTAAATGCACTTGTAGTTCCGGCAATTTGGCTAGCCGTTAATCCAATAGAATTACCTGGTTGTATTATATTACCACTATTATCTTTAATGGAATTTGATACCCCTGGTATAGTTATAGGTGATGCTAATGGGTCTGACCTTATTGCTGTTGTTGGAATCAAAGAAGAATTTATTGCTGTAGTTGTAGCGGCATTGAAGGTGGCTTTTCTTGCATTTTGTTCTTCTTCAAGTTCTATATCCTTTAAGAATTTTGAAATTTCAACTGGTGGATCAATTGTACCTTCTAATTCTTGATAAAAAACTCCTTTACTAAAGTAACTATGAACGATATTTGCACTATAAATGGCACTAATTGTATCAACTTCTGTAAAAGGATCAGTTACATTTGCACCGGTATCCTGAAATAACCTTGGTGTCCTTAATCTTACAAGAAAAAAATTTGTACTAATACTAAAATTGGCGGTACTATCTAATTTTTCTTTAATAGTAGCCAATGTCGGTGGAGGTTCGACAATGTCGGATGTTGTTCTTGGTGCTGGCTGCAACCAGTATGGATCACCTTTAATTTTTAATTTGATATTGGCAAGATCGCCACCTGCAGTTTGTGCCATAGCTTGGGAAAATACAGAACTTGTAAAATTTCTTCCCGGCGAAACTTTATCTTCGACACCATATGCCCCTTCGGTTTCGGTAGGTGCAGATGCCGAAGATACAGGTCTAATTGGTGGTGGTCTATTTGTCAAATCCCCTTGCCCCGATGCATAAATTTTATCAGCTGCCTGAGTAATCTGTGCTTGCGATAAAATTTCTTGATCAGAAACAAACCTAGCTGGTGTAGCATAAGCCAACGAAGGACTTGCTCCTGCCTGAGTAGCATTGGCGGCAGTTACAGTTTTTGCTTCTTGTAATGCTCTATCTGGATTTTTTGCTTGGGCAAGATAATTATTAACCGCGGTTTGCTGAGCAGGTGTCAATTGTGCAGCTTGTATCTTACTTTGATATTCTTGTAATGCATTTTGTTTATCAGTATCAGATGCCGAAGAATCGTTAAATAAACCAATATATTTAGAAACTGCTTTTAGTGCTGCTGCCTGTTGATCAATCTGATCTTGAGATTGTACTAATCCTTTGTCAAAATGAGAAGTATTATAGTATAATCCTGCAAATCTAGAAGAAGGCACTGCCCACCCATTGTTAAATTCTATATTAAATTCATATACCTGATCATTTAATCCTGTAAAGATATAATCATATTTTTTTCTTAATATGCCGGCCTGTTTATAGGTGTTATATCTTTTTTGCCCATATGGATCAGTATTATCTTTGCTATCAGTCGCATTTGGTGGTAAATTACCTTTATCGAACTTCACAATAAAATATCGAATATAATGTGCATTGCTCTGTCTACCAGTATCATATTTGTAGGGAACAGAATAAGGAATAATTCTCCAAATTTGTTGCAGAGAATCTGGTGCTATATCTTGATCACTGGAAGGTGTTCTACTATTTTTAATTTTTTCTTGGAAATAATCTGTAGTCATTAAAATACTATCAACCATCTTATCAATTGATGTACCCTGATTGAATGTAAATGTTTTCGAATCTAATGCTCCATAACTGTTAGCACGACTTGAATTCTTATTATTATTTTGAGGAACAACTGACAATTTTAATAAGTCATCATCAACCGTGAATTCATAAACATCGGGCACTGTGTACCCAATTAATAAATTTTCACTTGAATCTTGATTTAATTTTTTCTGTAATAGGTTTATAGCATCTCCGACAGTTCTAACATTTTCTAAAACGACGTTATGTTGAACAGTAGACGTAATATTATTGAATGCAAATTCATTATAGATGGCTGCTGAAAAGTCATAGGTAGTTCCAACTTTTGTTACATTTGCTTTTACACCTGTTACCTGTATAGGCCATACCCATCTTAATTGGCTTAACTTACCACCTACTAAAGATCTTGTACTTCCGGAACTACCTAATCCGGCAGGTAATGAATTTTCGGGATCTCTTGCTCTAAATGATAATTCTAAATAAAATGGAGATTTAAGCCAATTTCCTATTCCTAAATCTATGGCCGAGTAAAACATTTTATCTAATAAAGCAGCACCTGCAGGTTCTGTAATTTTAAACTTAAATAGATTTGAAGTACCGGTTCCATTTTCATATGATTGCTGACATGTTGCTTCTATTTCAACATCATCTATTGTATAATCTGATATTCCTGATTCTGCAATTATAACCTGATTATTAGGATCCAAATATGTTCCACTTGTTTGAGCAGAAGGTGCTACCATAAAAAATTTAAAATGGTAGGTAGGTAAATCATATTGATCTAACATATTAGGTTGATAACCTGTTGATAATGTTTGATCAAGTTGAGTTTGAAAGCTAAAAGAATTAGTGGTCGAGGGATCTTGATTGCCAACAGGAACCGAAGAACTCCCTGGATTAGGAGGTGTTGTATTATTTGCCATTTTTAATTACCTTTTAATATGTTGGCAGGAATATAAAATGTAACTCCTGAAATAAAATCACCAATTGGATCAATAAAAATGTCTGGATTTCTTACTGCAAAAACCCACCATAATCCAGGTGTCCCATATAACTGTTGACTCATCAAATCCGGACGTTGATTGAACTTCGGAGGAATAACTCCAATTTGATCAAATGGACTACTAGGTACTGTTCTTGGTACCCAAATATCTAAATAGAAATTTTTTACAGGAGTATTTAAATACTGGCTGGTCTCCCTGGAATTAGCTGGCATAAGAATCTCCTAATTTATTAAATTCTAATTCAACTAATTTAATTATTTCATGATAGTTCATTGCTGTTGTTTCGGTTCTAAATCCATCTACACCAATGTTAATTATAGGTAATGTTGTTTTTAAGATTGTTTCGATTTTTCTTGCATATTTTCCAATTTTAATATTAAATTTTTTACTCTTTTCTATAAAAAACCCATGTTTAGATAAATTTAATTTATGTTCTTTTATACGAGTTTCAAAATCATTTGTTATTCCAAATCCTGTATATTCATTAGATAAATTCCGTATTTTTAAAACATAAAGTGACGCAGATTTATCTGATTTAAACCCAGATTTAGAACAAAACGGACACCCTTGCCCATTTAAATGATTTGTAGGTGATTGTAAAAAATTACCATGAATCTTACACCCAATAATGACTTTCGTATATGCATTTATATAATTAGTTTCAGAATAGCTATATAAATTTGAATGAACATTTTTAGCTTTTATAATAAATTCATTAGTTGTACTTCTTTGAAGTAGTAAACTATGTTCTAAGGCACACTTATGGCACCCATCTCCCGAAAGATGATTATTTGGTCTAATCATAAATTCTCCGTGTGTAGAACATTTAATAATAAC